AAAATAAACAGTCATTTTTAGAACATTATGCATCGATTGGAATACCAGCAGAACGTGCAGAAGAAATATATCAGCAAATACGTGACAATATAAATCCTGAACCTAAACCAAAAAAAGCAAGGGATAGTGGTAGTGGTGGGTCAAGAAAGCTAAGAAGAAAGCGTATACGTAAAACTATACGTAAACATAAACGCAAAACCTATAAGAAACGACGGGCTACAAAGAGACGGCGAGCATAAATGAATAATTTACAGCACATAATTTATTCATTTATTTTGTTTACCAAACAGCGTATAAATTTGTCTCTTTCCACCATTTTTCATACGATTATATATTTCGGCTTGTCTTAGCATCTCGTAATTAATTCTTGTGTATGCTCCAAAAGTGGTATCAGAGTTAGGAACGCCTACTCTATAAAAGATTGCATTAGTTGTAATTGTTCCGCTTGCAAATCCAGGCATTGATATATTTATATTATATTATTTATTTTTACTATTCAAAGAAATTAGTTTCTATAAACTCCAATTATATTCGAAATATTTCTTCGGAAAAAATTGGAGTTATAGATTGGTTTCGTGGGTTGATAAATTGGGTAAGCGGCTGCAGCAGCAGCTCCAAATCCGGTGAAATTATATGGGACACCTCTTTTATAGAAGATGCGACTAGTGTTAATTCCTGAAGGCATAATATAAATACATGATAAAAAAATTATTACGTATTTATTAATCTTATTAATCTTATTAATATGATAATTCTATTCTATAATTTAAATATATAAGTAGTACAACGATGGGTTCATTCCTTCCGCCTTTTTAATCAATTTATCGACAATATCTTTGGTAACTGTAAAGGGAAACTCCACCTTTAAAGACATGTCCTCCTCAAACAAGTTTGAGTCTGGACGCATCAACCTGTACAAATTGAGTTTTGTATAAATGATCTCTAAACATCGCTTCAAATTACGCACACCATCTTCTTTCATACAATGATTTTCAATGATATAATGCAGTGTTGCGTCTGGAATGACAATATCTTCATTCGTGAATTTGACCTGTTCTCTTATTCTTGGCAGCAAATAATTATTTGAAATTGCGGTCTTTTGCTTTTGATTGTAACCCTTGGTCTGAATTCGGTACATACGATCTTTCAAAATAGGGTTCACCTTACTTTCATCATTGTAGCTAAATATAAATAGACACTTCGACAAGTCAAAATCGATTTCTGCAAAATATTTGTCATGAAATTGTGAATTTTGTGATGTATCTGTTAAATGTGTTAGAATACCAGCAATTTCCTCGCCTTTTGGCGTATCACTGATTTTATCCAATTCATCGAAATAAATCACAGGGTTCATGCATTTGCTATCAATCAATATTTGTACAATTTTTCCCCAAGTAGACCCCTCATATGTGTAACCATGACCCTCTAAGAAACTGCTATCTGTAGCTCCACCTAATGCAATGAATGCAAACGGTCTATTCAGAATTTTACTAATTCCCTCTTTTACTAAACTAGTTTTTCCAGTACCAGGAGGCCCATGAATGGCAATTGCAGAACCAATTGCCTTTGGATTTGTAACTAACTGACCTAACATTTGCATAATTTGCATTTTGGCGTCATTTAAACCATAAACAGCTTCGTCGAGTGTTTTTTGGGCATTCGCCATAAATTCATGGCATTTATCGACACCGTCAGCAATAGAAATGGGCAGCGTCTTGTACTCACTAAATGGAATACGCATAAATGTATCAACCCAATTTTTGATTTTATAAAATTCACCTGAACCAGGCTCCATATAACGAAGTGAACTAATTTTCTTCATAGCTGCAGCCTTGAAAATAACTGGAATATCACATTCTAGCAGGGTTAAACGATATGGCTTTTCAATACGAGTTATTTTATTGATTTCTCGTAATTCCTTGATGATCTTCTTTTGTTGCGATGTTTCAAGCTTGTCATAAAACTCGAAATCATTCATGGTATTTTTATCACGCAAGATTTTCTTAAAAATGCGACCATTTCTAGCCTTTTCCTTTTTAACCTTCTTTTCCTGTTTTTTCTTGTTGATTGTGATTTTCTCTTCGCATACACGAAGACACTCATTAACGAGATCATTATCTTTGTTTCTGGATTGCAAATCTTTTAATATATTTATCACTTCTTCATTTGTATTAGAAGATGAAGCCGTTTCAGTAGAAGGAGCTAATGCCTCTTTTAATTTATTAATTAATTCTGCATCCTTTTCTGAAGTCTTTTCTGAAGATTTTGAACTCTTTTTTTGTGCAATTTTATTCTTTTTTTCGTTTTTAGATGATTTCTTTTCATTTTTGTCTTCCTCATCTTCCTCTTCATTCTCGGATGAACTAGAACTAATGGGATCATCCTCATTTTCAGTCGCTGTGTCTGAACATGTTTCCCATTCCTCATCATCTTCAAATAGCTCATCTAATTCATCCTCCTCTTCATCTTCTCCTGCACCTCCAATGGTGAATATAATATTGAACTTACCTGATTTAGGACTAATTTCTTCTTCATAATCACTATCACTGTCGTCACTATCATCTTCATCACTGTCTTCGTAATCACTATCATGCTCATCTTCATCCTCGCTTTCATCCTTTTTATTCTTGTTATTCTTTTTATTCTGTTTACTAGGTTTCGTTACCTTTTTTGCAGATTTTTTTACGGATTTCTTTACAGGATTTTTCTCTTCTTCACTCTCCTCATCTTCATCGCTGTCTTCTTCACTGTCCTCCTCTTCCTCCAGTTGCTTTTTTAAAGCCTGCTTTAATCGATCACCTGCCTTAATTTTTTTGTCTAAATGTTTGGATGGAAATATTTGTTTTAAAAATTTGCGATATTCTTGTGGGTCCATTTCCTCATCACTATCATCATCCGTAATGAATGAAGCATCATCATCGTCTGAAGATTCATGTTGTTTCTTTTTTCTAGAAATCTCTTCCTTACGCTTTGAATTCTTTGTTTCCTTTTTAGACATCTTAGTTTGACTATCTCTAGGCATCTCTTTATTATTGTTTATTGAGATATATTTTTAAGCTTATTCAATTTTTTATTTAAATAAAAATAAATAAATAATTGTTATACTGTTAAGAAAAAGAATACTAGTGCAAGAGAGCTTACTAATTGTATTGTAATCACAGTTTGAGGAATTAAATGTTTAAATTGGATAGGAGTATAATTTGCAGTAGCTTGATAATTAATTGAATTTAATAATGCTCTCCAGAAAACATATAAATGATAAAATTTTTTTGTTGTGAATTTTTCATACTTTAATAAATCAGGATCATAATGCATCAATGCAAAGTAATGGTAAATTGCAAATACAAAAATACAGATACATTCTATAGCAATAAGATTTGCATATTTAATATATTTGTCCGATATTAAACCACCAAAATTGCCAAAAATGTACTTATTAACAGAAGCTGGTTGATTTATATTATTTTCAGCAGGGGAACTCATTAATATATGTGTATATAAAATACAAATTTTCTGCGTACATTAATTATCTATTTAATAGTTATTAAATACTTATTAAATAAAATTGAAATTAAAACAATCTAAATATTATTTGTAATATATAAGAAGCATGGCAAAGAATTCTGCAAATATGAAGAATATTAACTGCTCCAAAATTATCGGGATTCAGTTTAGTATATTATCCCCCGAAGAAATAAGAAAAGGATCTGTTGCAGAAATTACAAGTAAAGAAGCTTATGTCAACAATAAACCGTGTATCTCTGGATTATTCGATCCCAGAATGGGTGTTTTAGAACCTGGTCTAATTTGTCCTACAGATGGTCTAGACTATATGCAAACACCCGGATATTTTGGTCACATCGAATTAGCTAGACCTGTGTTTTATATTCAATATTTAAGTACTATTCAGAAAGTATTGCGATGTGTGTGTTTTAAATGTAGTAAATTATTGATTTCCAAAGAAAAGTATAAGCAGGCTCTAAAAATGCAGTCACAGGCTCGATGGAAATATGTGTTTGAGCTTTGCAAGGGTGTAAAGCGTTGTGGTGAAGACACGGAAGATGGTTGCGGTTGTTTGCAGCCTAAAAAAATTAAGAAGGAGGGTATGTCGGCTTTGTTAGCAGAATGGACGAATACTGCCGAAGAAGGGGAAGAAAATATTGTTATTCCATTAACGCCTGAGCTTGTGTTAAAAATTTTCAAGCGTATTTCGGATGAGGATGTGACGTTTATGGGTTTCAGTCCTATTTGGTCTCGTCCCGATTGGATGATCTGTCAAGTGCTTGCTGTGCCTCCTCCTGCGGTTAGACCATCTGTAAAACATGACGCTCAGCAGCGATCAGAGGATGATTTAACACATATTTTGGTACACATTATCAAGACAAATCGTACTTTGCAAGAGAAAATTCAGAATAATGCTCCAGAAAATATTGTGAATGATTGGTCTTTGGTTTTGCAATATCATGTTGCGTCCATGGTTGACAATAAGTTGCCGGGTGCTGGACCAATGGCTCAGCGATCTGGTCGCCCTTATAAGTCGATTAAGGATCGTTTGAATGGAAAGGGTGGTCGTATGAGAGGCAATTTGATGGCGAAACGTGTAGATTTCAGTGCACGTTCAGTCATTACTGCGGATCCGAATATTTCCATTAGAGAATTAGGTATTCCAATGAAAATTGCGAAAAATATTACAAAGCCAGTTGTAGTGAATAGAGTAAACAAGGCGTTTCTGACAAAGTTGGTGCAAAATGGTCCTGATGTGTGGCCAGGTGCAAAAATTTTGGAAAGACAAAATGGTCAGAATATTACGCTGCGTTATTTGGATAGGAAGAGTATCGTATTGGAAGACGGTGATATCGTACATCGACATATGATGGACGGTGATGCAATCCTATTTAACAGACAACCGACATTACACAGAATGAGTATGATGTGTCACATTGCGAAAATTATGAAGCGAGGTGATACGTTTAGAATGAATGTCGCCGACACAAAACCATACAATGCCGATTTTGATGGGGATAGACATATGTAAATAACATTTTGTCCCCAACAGGGAGCGTTAAAAGCGTGTTACTCCCTAGTCGTTATAACTCTAATTATAAAATAATATAAAAGTAAAATGCTCTTATAATATAAAATGGAAGTAAATATTGATTTAAAAAATAAAATAATAGACAATGAAAATCAAAGATGGGTTGAAATATATAAGATAACTAATAATATTAATCAAAAAGTATATATTGGTCAAGCAGTTTCACACATATTAAAAAATAATAAATTAATACCTCATGGGACATATGGTAGATTTAAAAAACATGTTCAAGAGGCGTTAGGAAATAATAATACAAAATATAATTGTCGTAATTTAAATAATGCTATAAAAAAATATGGAGAAAATAACTTTATTTTACAATTATTAAAAAATTGTAGTTTAGAGGAAGCAAATAGTATAGAATCTGAAGAGATTATAAAACATAATTCTTTATCTCCAAATGGTTATAATTTAACAACTGGGTGTAAATCATTTTGTCCATCTTTTGAATTTAGGAAGAATTTATCTTCAGGTTTAATTAATTCATTACTTGATAAAAGAATAGCAAGAATTATGAAATATAAAATAAATATAACTGAAAATTATGAAACGTTTATTACTCCAAAATATAGAAATAAAATACAGTGTGGATGGAGAATAAGAATAAAAGATATAGTAATAACAGATACTAAAATACCTCCTAATAAAGAATTAGAATTTACTTCACCATTATTAACATTAGAAGAAAATAAATTAAGAGCATTTGAATTTTTAGAAAAAATAAAAGAGTTATTAACTGCAACATGACCAAATTGCGGGGAACCTCCTTAGAGCCATTCACTACCACTCCTTTATGGAAACATTAAGGAGGAACTCGGTTAATAGCCGAACCCAATGGTAATAATGTGAAAGGATTGGGCAATCCGCAGCCAAGCCCCTAAACTCGTTATGATAGAGAATGGGGAAGGTTCAACGACTAGACGGTTATGGGTCTTATATGATGGTCTAATCAACCTGATAAGGCGTAAGGTATAGTCTGACCCTATTGGAAACTTTAGGGATATTCATGGAAATGAATTTGCATATGCCTCAGGATCCGGAATCAGAATCAGAGTTGCGTAATTTAGCAGCGGTTCCGTATCAAATAATCAGCCCAGCAAACAATGCTGCAATTATAGGAATTTATCAGGATTCCATGCTTGGCTGCTATAGATTTACAAGAGAAAACATAGATTTTAGTCAGAAAGATGCGATGAATTTGCTGATGATGTTCAATCGCATCAATCCAGATACATTAAAGAAAAAGAGAAACGAGCGTGTTTCCAATTTTGAAATTCTATCACAGGTACTGCCTCCACTTTCATTAAAGGTGAAGAATAAGCAATACGACGGTGAAAAAGAGAAACCAGATACATCCAATAATGTTGTAGAAATTATTGATGGTAAGTATATTCGTGGTCAAATGGATAAAGGTATACTTGGTTCAGGTACGAAAGGTTTAATTCATCGTGTCTGCAATGATTTTGGAAATATGGCATCCGCACAATTTATCGACGATGTTCAAAATATTGTGACAGAGTATATGAAACAAAGCTCATTCAGTGTGGGCATCAGTGATCTTATTACTGACACAAAAACAAACGAAAAAATTGTGTCAATTATTACGGACAAAAAGACGGATGTTAAAAATCTCATTGATCAAGTACAAATTGGTGTATTTGAAAATAATTCCGGAAAGACCAACGAGGAGGAATTTGAAATGAAAGTAAATAATATTTTGAGCAAAGCACAAAATGATGCTGGCAGAGAAGCATTAAAAAATTTAAGCAAGGATAATCGTTTTGTTGTTATGTTTAATGCTGGATCAAAGGGCTCAGAAATTAATATTCAACAAATGACAGCTTGTTTGGGACAGCAGAATGTGGAAGGAAAGCGTATTCCATATGGTTTTGAACATAGAACGTTACCTCATTACACAAAATATGATGATTCTGCAGTTGCTCGCGGTTTTGTTGAGAGTTCTTATATTAATGGCTTATCGCCTCAAGAGCTGTTCTTTCATGCTATGGGTGGTCGTATTGGTTTGATTGATACTGCAGTCAAAACTAGTACTACAGGTTATATTCAGCGTCGTTTGATTAAGGGTTTAGAAGATTTGATGGTAAATTATGATATGACCATTCGTACTAATAAAAACAAAGTTGTACAATTCTCTTATGGTGATGACGGGATTGATACAGTAAAAGTAGAAAACCAAGATTTGCCTATTGTGGACATGAGCGTTCAAGATATTTACGCTCATTTTGCAATTATTGATGACAAAACCAAGTCCAAGGCGTTATCGGGAATGTTTATTAAGTCTGCTTATACTCGTCAAAAGAAACAAGAAGCTGAAATTACGGAAAAATGCAAGAAATATATTGAGTTTATGGTTGACAATAGAAATGAAATTGTTAAAAATGTGTTCAACAATAAATCGGATAAAGTAGTACATGTTCCAGTTGCATTTGCTTATATTATTCAAAATATAATTGGCCAACAGGGTATCAATAAAAATTCATTGGTAGATCTTACAATGTTGGAGGCATTTAACTTGATTGAAGAAGCATTTGAAAAGCTAGAGAAAATTGTATTTGCTTCTCCTACAAAATTGTTTAAGGTTTTGTATTATTATTATTTGTCTCCCAAAGACTTGTTATTGAATAAGCGTTTTAATAAAAAAGCACTCGAATTATTATTGGAGACTATTATATTGGATTACAAGCGTGCAATTGTAACGCCTGGAGAAATGGTCGGTATGATTGCCGCTCAGAGTATTGGTGAACCTACCACACAGATGTCTCTACCGTTTTGTGAGCATATTAGATGTGTAAAAATGAATAAAATTACAAATAAGATTTCTATGGTATCAGGACAAATAGGAGAAATTTGTGATAATTTAATAGAACAAAACCCACAATACACATTTAATACTGGACATCATGATAGTGTTGAAACATTATTGGATAATTTGCATAATGAGTATTATATTGTTGGTGTAGATGAAAAGGAACAAACATATTGGAATAAAATCTCACATGTAAGTCGTCATCCAGTTAATGGTAAATTAATGAGAGTTACTACTCGAAGTGGACGCATAGTAGAGACAACAACTAGTCATTCACATTTGGTGCGTAGAAATCAATCGGTGGAACCAATAGTTGGAGCAGATATGAAGGAAGGGATGCGTATCCCTGTTGCCAAACATATTGATAATACATTTGTAAATGATACAATTACAATTGGTAATAAAGAATATAAATTGGATAGTCTGTTTGGATGGTTTGTAGGTGCATATTTAGCCGAAGGCAATTTAAATAAGAAAACAGATAGTCAAGATGTAAATGGAACAATTAATATTACCAATGTTTCTAACCATTTTATTGAAAACACAAGGCAATTTGCATCCAGATTTGATAAACAATGCAGAATTACTGAAAGAGTATCTGAATATGGGCCCAGTATTACTACTATATTTAATTGTAAAATATTAGCTGAATTTCTGTTACAGACCTGCAATAATGGGTCATTTGTAAAACATGTACCAGACTTTGCATTCTTGGCTCCAAATGAATTCAAGGCAGGTCTAATTCAGGGTTATTTTGATGGTGATGGTAATTTTCAAAATGATAAAAAGCATCATCAAATACGTGTTTGTAGTAGATCAAAGCAATTAATTAAAGATATTGCATTATTGCTAGGTTATTTTGATATATTTGGGTCTATTAAAGAAAACTCTAGTAAAGGTTCTAATATGTATAATTTGAGCATCTCAGCAAAATATAGTAAAATATACCAGGAGTGTATTGGATCAGTAAATCATGCAGATAAGTTACAAGAACTAGTCGAGTATATTAATAGAGATAATGCTCATAATTTATCTGATGAAATTGATAAAATTGAAGGATTGGGTGAAATAATTGCAAAATGTGGAAAAGTAATTGCATTACCAGGTCAAAGTCGTAATTATGGAAGGTGGGCAAAAAAAGAAACGATTGGTCGTAGAACTCTTCAAAAATATATTCAAGTATTTGAAGAACATGAGAATGGTAAACAAATCAGCCAATATATAAATATTCTTAAACAAGCAGCAAATTCTAATGTGGTTTGGGATGAGATTGTAAAAATCGAAACATGGACACCAGAACAAACAGAGTATGTATATGATTTTACTGTTCCGTCTACTCAAACATTTATGACGGATTATGGTGTCATAGTTCATAATACACTAAATACATTTCACTTTGCTGGTGTTGCATCCAAGTCGAATGTGACGCGTGGTGTGCCAAGAATTGAGGAAATATTGTCATTGTCTGCTTCGATTAAAAATCCATCACTAACTGTTTATTTGAAACCGGAAGATCAGACGGATAAAGATAAGGCCAATACTATTCAATATATGTTGGAACATACCAAACTAGAGGAAATTGTAAAGAGTGTAGAAATTTGTTTTGATCCGGATGATTTGAATACACTAATTTCAGAGGATAAGTCAACAATGGCACAATATCGTGAATTTGAAAATATGATTGATGATTGTTTAGAACAAGAGTTAGGAGAAGACGAATCGGAGAAGTCCAAGTGGATTATTCGCATGGAAATGGATCCAGAGGTAATGTTGGAGAAAAATATTACGATGGATGATGTAAACTTTACGCTAAACAATACATACAAAGACGAAGTGTCGTGTGTATATTCAGATTACAATTCTGAAAAACTCGTATTTAGAATTCGTATGAAAAACATATTGAAAAATAGTTCGGGTAAGGGAAATAAGAAGGTAAAGCTAAATCCATTAGATCAATCAGACCAAATTTATATTCTAAAGAATTTCCAAGATCAGCTTTTGAATGGAATTGTATTGCGTGGAATTAAAAATATTAATAAAGTTATTCTTAGAAAGGTTAAGGATAGTTTGATAGAAAAGGGTGGAGCATATAAAAAAGAGGATATATGGGTTCTAGATACGATTGGTACAAATTTGCTCGATGTACTAGGTTTAGATTACATTGATGCAAATCGTACTATTAGTAATGATATTATTGAAATATTTGATGTTTTGGGTATGGAAGCTGCAAGACAATGTATTTATAATGAGTTGGCAGAAGTGTTGGAGTTTGATGGATCATATGTAAACGCGCATCATACTGCATTATTATGCGATAGAATGTGTTTCAGTTTGAAACCAATTTCGATTTTCAGACATGGTATAAATAATGACGATATTGGGCCTATTGCTAAGGCATCGTTTGAAGAGACACCGGAAATGTTTTTAAAAGCTGCAAGACATGCAGAATTGGATACATTGCGAGGAATTTCAGCCAATATTATGTGTGGTCAAGAGGGATTATTTGGTACGGCTGCCTTCCAAGTTGTACTGGATATAAATGAGATGATTAACCTCGAGGAGAAATATAAGTATGAATATCAAAATACGGATCAGGTTATAGAAGACGGCTTATTTAAGGGAATAGAAAATGAGGCAGATAAATGCAGTACTCAAAATCTAGAAATGCAAACAAATGTTGCGAACATAAAAGCTGAGGAGTTAGGCGGAGATAATGATTATGATCCATTCGCATAAGTTGTAACGTAACGAATAAGTGTAACGAATAAGTGTAACGAATAAGTAAAATAATTAAGATATTAGGTTAGAATTATATTAAAAATTACATGTCTATGTTAATATAATTATGAATTCTTTTTTCAATATATTACAAACAATAACAAATGTTGAAGTAAAAAGATATCCCAATGAACCATTTGTATTAATATCAACGCCTTTTTGCAAAATAAATGCAATTCAAAATCATGCACATTATTTAATTAATAGTATCTTTAATTTAAAAAACAACAATGAGAATTGTTTATTTAAATGCAATGCAAATGCCAAGTTTACGGCTTTAAATAGAATTCTTGAAAATTCATTTAACAAAGATGAACTTAAAGAAGAAATTATGGAATTGTTTTCAAAAGCTCAAAAATATTATTATGCCTTTTCAAGACTTGCACACTTATATAGACTAAGAAAATACCAATATATTGTTACAGATGATCTAAGTATGAACCCGTTGGATATAAAACATAGCAATACATTTGTATTAATTGAAAATAAATCGAATTATTTATTTTCATTACATGATCTAATTTCTATTATTGAAAACGCAATCACACATTCGCCTAGTTTTTTTACTGATCCTCTTTGGCCTGTAAATCCATATAATAAGCAGCCATTTACAATAGCTACATTGTATAATATTTATTTTACTATGAAAAAATCTACTCGATTAATGTCTGTATTATTTCATTTGTTTTTTTTAGAAAATTTTAATTTGACTGTATTTAGTGAAAAGTATGAAGCAAATGTACGAGAACATGCAATAAAGAAATTTGTCTTTAATTCGCCTTATGAGGAATTACATCCGGCTGTACTAACAATGTTAAAACAAAACACATTTACTAAATTATTACCTATAGATAAAGAGTTTCCAAAGGATATTCTAGTAAATATTTTTAGACCATTTTTATTTTATTATTATATTGTTAATTACGATATTCAAGGGACCAGTAAAATTTATAATTACAAACAAATATTGCATCAAAAATTTAAAAAATTTTATGAATTTAATAAAATATTTGGCAGAAAATATATCAAACTAACAACGAATTCAAAAAATAGAATAATCAAAAAAGAGTATAAATTTAACACAAATCATATTAGTTTTGATAAAATTTCTGTCAACATTAATAATGATTTATTCGTTGTTGGTGTTTCACAAACTATTCATTTTTTTTCAGAAGGTAGTAGTAGTTCAGAAGATGATTATGAAGATAATGAAGACGATGAAGACGATGATGAAGATAATGAAGACGATGAAGACGATGATGAAGATAATGATGGAGTTCAACCATTGAACCTGTCATTAGTAGACAGATATTATGAAGAAGAGGAAGAGGATGGTGACGAACTAGATGACAATTTATCAATCAGTTAAAGTTCAACATTCTCTTCAACTATTTCAATATTTTCTGGCAGTTTACGTCGTGTAGATTTTTTTCCGTGTGGATTTACTTTTACTTTATTTTCTCGTTGTTTTTTCGTTTTTCTCTTTCTAATAGGAGTAATTTCATATTCATTTGCAGGTGCATTAATTATTTCATGTATATTAATTGGAGCGGCTTCTACAGCCACTTCTTCTGCAACAGGTTCCTCTTCTAAAATCATTGTATCTGGTAATTTTTTTGCTCTAGATCTTGGTTTTGGCTTGGCCTTTTCTTTTGGTTTGGGAGCAATCTCAATGACTTCTGCATTTTCTGGTATTGGTTCTAGGTCTTTTTCTTTTTCTTCTGGCATCAAATCTTCTATAATTTCAAACTCAATATTTCGTATACCTCTTTGTTTTGGTTTGTATTTTGTTGTAACATCTCTTTCAAAATAAATATCTAAATAATCCTCTATAGATATATAATTATCCATTGCATTTTCTATATTTGTTACACATTCAGACTGAACTAAGTCAGACATATTAATATTATACTTGCCATCTCTATTAACAATTAAACGGTAAATAGGAATATCATTTGCAGACCTCTTATACATTGCTGGTGTTACAATAAAAGTATATGATGTGGTTTGGTCATTTTTATAACAAATAAATTCCTTGAAATTATAACGAGTTTCAGGAATATTTTTACTAGAGATAAATATCGATGGTATTTCATACTTTACTAACAACAACCACAAATCAAAATTCACTGCCAAAAATCCATCTTGAATTATAAGTTGTTCGAATGTGATTGTACCATTCTGTATTTCATTTACATCTTGTTGACCCTCTTCTTTTAAAATACTTATTATTTTATCAATTCTGTCTTCATTTGTAAAATCATCTGTTAATAAACTATACTCTTCTATTAAGTCATCTTTTATTTCTTCCACTGTTAGTTGCTTCTTTTTAAATTCACTTACTAAATCAATAATTAAGTATAGAGGACAATAGCGGGAACCACTATAATCAACTTCTTTATAACCAGTAGGGAAACACTTTTTCCAATATATCGATTTAATTACTTGTGGCTCCGATTTTGTGCAATCACGTTCATGATATGGATTAAGTATATCATTGAGCATAACATCTTTTGTATAGGTTTGACTAATAATTGGTTCAGCTGTATCATATGTGTTGTACTTGGCAAATCGATTAATTTCTGCTGGGAATAGATTTTCGAAAAATTCTTGGGTAATCAAGTCTTGTAATATAATCATTTCGTTATCACGTAAATTATATTTTACTTGACCAAATGATAAATAGGCTTGCGGCTTAAATATAAAAGATTTTATTCTATTATAGCGAATAAGCTCGTCTGCCATTCGTCCAAAATAGAATGTTTCATTGTCTGTGTTATTTATTAAATTCTCTTTTGGTAACACTAAGGTGCATTTGTCGCCTGTTATTCTACATATAGAAGAACTAGTATCTTTTTCCAGACATTTGTCTTTGGTAAAAGATATGCATGTATGAATATTATTTTCATCAATTTCTTTATAGTCATATCCTTTTTCTTTAGATGCAAATACAATTGTGTCGCCTACTAATTTGTGTAACAATGCAATAACTCGGTCTAATTGTGTTTTATAGAGGGTATATTTTTTATTACACTCTTCTTGTATTTGTTTTCTTTTATCACTATTTGAATAATTATTAAATAAAATACGAATGGTATTTCGGAATACATTATAGAAGTTTGTTTCTAACTGAATTCTTTTGATAAAATCAACGCGCTTTGTATCTACACTATTATTTGTTAGTGTATTTATATCTGCAACTAACATATCATTATTTGTTATCGTTTTTATTGTATCTGGTACAGTAGATATTGGTATGGGATCTTTAATAGGAACAAATTGATTTGTATTTGTTAAAAATCCAGTTATAAGTTCTTCTTCTACTACTCTGCAAAAATATTTTGGATTAAAACAATTTGCTTGATTAATATCATCTGGCTCTTCATATCCATAATAAGTTTTTAAAAAATCAAATGTTTGCTCATATGGTTTCCATATATTATCGTTCATATATACAAAATCGTAATTAGTACTAGGTGATGGAGTTTTAGAAGTTAATGCAGACGGATAACAAGGTATAAACCCTTCCAATCCTGATCTATTTTTAGCCAAAACACCAATAACTTTTCCTTGAAAATTCAGGACTTGCAATAATACCTTATATTTTTTGTCGATTAGGGTTTCAATTAATGTGTCTAATAAAGGAGCTTGTTTAAAACGGTACTCTGTTGGTTTACTAACAAATGATCTGCATTTTTCGCCTAATGTGGGTTTTATAATTTTTGAAAAAACAGCACGTAATGTTTTTGGGAACTTTTTGTCATATTCACTAAATGTTTTTGTAACATATACCTTTTTACCATCATTTCTATAACCATAGATGGGTTCAAAATAGTTTTCTCGTTTTATTAAAATTAGACTGCGTTTTCTGGCATCAAATGTATGTAGTGAATAGTGATTTGTAGGACATACTAAGTCTATATTGTTAGTTGCATCATCTTCTGGTATTTCTAAAATGATTAGATTTATTCCGCTATCAAATAAAAAGGAATTTGGCATAGAAACTAGGTCCCACAAATAAGTATAATCGATTGAAATTTTATCATCTCGTAAAAAGTTTTTGAAGTTTTCAAATGATTGAGCAACTCTTTCCAAGAATTGCATTTCTCTTGTTACGTCTGCTTTCTCCTCGGATAGACGTCTCTTTGTTAACATAACTTTTTTATATAGATTTGTATTACTGTAATCATCAACATTCACTTTTAAAGAAGGATCTGCAAATGTAGTGACTAGGTCACCATTTTGATATTTTATAAACACATCTAGGTTTATAGACTTTATTATTAATTCTTTCATTTCTTTTATTGTAGGTACCTCATGTTTGGCTCCCGGAATAAATTTTGTAATAAGTGGTTGTTTGCTTTTCTCATCACGCTGTCCATAAAATATAGCACTCGCTATACATGCAATAAAGGATTGATTAACACTGACTTCTACACCATGTCTTAGGATACACATATGATTTGGTTTCAAATTCATATTGGTTTTACTAATTTGACAGTCTTCATTTGATTCTTGAAAAAATTTTTGGACTGAAATGGGTAAAAAACCCCATCGATGTTCTCCTAATTGTGGACCATATTTTTCGGGACCTTTTACATAGTGTTCTACCTCTTGTACATCCCTTCTCAATTCCTCTTCTATTTTTTGTTCCTTTTCTGAAACAGGTTCGGCAGCTTTTTCTTCGAATTTACCTTGACAAATATCGCGTCTATTTTTCATTTCAGCTGTAGACCAATTACTATAACAACAGGGTATGCATAAGCCCGATGGTGTTTTTTGTTTATGAAATCCAGGATATTTTCTTTCACCTTCGTCATAAAATTTATACACATATTTTCCCTTTGGTACCTCTTCTGCCTTTTTGGGAATAATAGCATCTTCAACATTTGACACTTTGGGTCCACATTTTCCGTCCAAAATGTCCTGTTCGGTAACCATTGTATTTGTTAGTAAACACCAATAACGGGGACATGTGTAATAAAACTTATTTTTTGCATCTGTACTGTATTCAATAAAGTCGGCTTCTTCATTTATCTCTCCTGGATGTTCCGCTATAATTTTATCCCTTTCTTCCTTTGTTAAAATCACAGGTTGTCTTCTGTCGGATAAACTAAATGGACACATACGTGTATATAAATCAAATTTATCGTCTTTTGATTTTACGAATAGTTGTGGAACCCTTTCTTCTAATCTAGCAGAAAATGGATTAGGATATTTTAATTTCATTCCGGTAATATCACGTACAGTGTTTTCAAGTTGTTGTGCTTGTTTTTGGATATTTTGTTGCATAGGAATTTTTGTTTCTCGATATTTATTTGTATTTTTACGTTTTTTTATTACAGGAATAATTTCTTCTACAGCTAATTCTACTTCTGAACTTGGTTCTTCTTGTATTGTCATTTCCTGTAATCCTGTAGGTGTTTCAGATACACTTTCTTCTTGTACTTCTACTTCTTCCGGAGTAGACAATTTCGCGGTTTTTGGCTTAGGTTTAGGTTTTTCTGTGGATGAAGATAAACTCTCTTCTTGCACTTCCTCTGAAGACTGGTTACTACTTTCCAATGAACCGATGCTGGATAATGAGCCTATATCTTCTGATTTTATTGCTGGTGGGTTCACAGGTGGTTTCAGAGGTGGTTTCACAGGTGGTTTCACAGGTGGTTTCACAGGTGGTTTCACAGGTGGGTTTTCAGAAGAATTATCATTTGAAGAATTATCATTTGAAGAATTATCATTTGAAGAACTCGATAATATTTCACTTCTAACACTTTCAGACGATGATGTTTGACCACCATGCAATTCATCACTGTCTTCGTCTTCTTCAAATCCAAGCAAATCTAACAATTCATCCATATTTTCACCTTGTTCTGGACTATTTTCTACTCCCTCATAAACCGGTGTTTCATCTTCAATAATTGGCACCTCATTTTCATCTAATGATTGCTCTGATTGTGCAGTAATCTGACCAAACTCAATATCTTCGATTTCTGTACCAGAACATAATTTGTTTACCAATACTTCTGGTACAGCCGTGCTACTAACATCTTGTGTTATTCTTACCAGAGTATCCAAATAAACCGGTAATGTGTTTAAATAATAAATATCATTTATACCACTGACTTGAATAAGCAAATCACTTGTAATTACATTAACAGTCATAAGTGTCTTAAACCCGGGATTTATTTTTATCATTAATGCTCTTCTCCTATTAGAACCACGTACTACTTCTAGTTCGGAACGGATTTTTACAATCAAATCAGTTGCTGCTTCCTCATCTAAATCATCATATTGTTGGAGTAACTCCGTAATAATTTCATCAATTTTTAACCCTTGATCTATTTTTTCAATAATAAAGGCTTCTTGACTATCACGCTTATTAAAATTCGCCACACGTTTGTAACGCATTTGTATACCCTTTTTGAAATTGGCAGATTCTACAGTGAATACACTTGAAACACAACCGCTAAATTTAGTAATGTCGATTGTCTTCTTGATATTATAGACGGTTTGAAATTTTAAATCTCGGATCTCTACATTTATTCCCTGTATAGACTTGAATAATGGTATATCTAGACCACTTTGCTCAAAAAAAGGCTTGATTTCTTCTATTAATGGGTTAACAACCAGGTAGATAAGTTCATCTATATTATGAAAACGATTATCACCATCATTCAATAAAATAGGAGTTTCAAAGTCAACCAAAGGATACACGGTTATAGCGCCGTTTTCCTCAAATTCGCAACACATATAAATTTCTTGTCCTGCATACTTGGTTGCACTATAAACAGCAACGGAACGATTTTTGCCAATTGTTCTCATCAGTTTAAAAATACTAGCTTTGTGTAAATAAGGAATTTTTCTACCATCTACTGTTAGTTCAGGTGAAAATAGACGATATATATTTTCTTGTCTAGTCTCAGGATTATATTTGATAAGTGGAAATTCTTGTGTTGCATGAATAAGCTTAAAAATAACATCAATGGGAATTTTGATTTTAAAATCAGGATGAATAACTACTTTAAGAGATACAATACCGCTTTGTCTCGGATTTTCCGAAAAGACCTTGGATTGTTTTCGTTGCTCAAAAACATTGTAAAACATGTCGATATTTTCGAAACCTCTTTTAGTATCAGGTGTTAGTTTACTATCAGTATATTCAATTAGTGTATCTCTTTTTGCATTTAACGTTTCAACTGTATCGATTTTGTCTTGATATAAAAATGGATAATAGATTTTAGAAGTATATTCCGTAGAAACATCATTTATGGTGGCCAATTCGAAAACATCTTTTGCTAAACATAAATAAATTGTATTTTTAAAGATCGGTCCTGTCTCTAAAAGCAAATTGGAACTAAGTGTTGTTAGTTCGCGTCTAGATCTTTCTAAGAGTGCATCGTATTCGGTAACTAAGAATGGATCAGCAATAAAAGGATATTCATTTGCTAAAACAAATTTTTGTCCAAGTGGTTTTGCAACAAGATAATCGCGTTCTAATAAGTCTAGTCTTAAAATATCATCAAAAGTATATTGTTTTTTTTCAGGAAACCCGATATCAAGGAGTTGACCATCTGTATCATATAAATTCATAATTAATTGGTCCATACGTACCTTTGTCAAAGGCAATTTGTCATTTTGTGTTAAATTTTGGTAAAGCGTAATGGGATTTAATTTTTCCGATTTTAAACAAAAAAGATAGATTTCACTCATGGATGCTTCTTTGTCCAAT